GGTTTTCAATGTCATTAGTATGCAAGTTATCAAACGCAGGGTTCAATACAAACTTAACGTTAGCCAAGAAAGGAATAACGTAAGAAGTGTAAGCAAAACCAAAGTTCAAGTCCATGTTGCTACCAGATACAGCACCAATGTCTGTAGCACGTACCAAAAGACCAGAAGCATTAGCTTCAGCTTTAATAGCTTCATTTACAAGCTTCATACCACCCATACCAGTTTGAACAATGATCTGACGCTGTGGATCTGGTCCAGCAAGCTCTACACGTCCTTGGTAGAAGTTCATCAATTCTGCTTTAAACATATCTAGAGAGAATCCAGACTTGTTGTATACACGCTTGAATGAGTTATCCAACTGCTTCCACAAACCTACAGATAGACGTACATCATCTGGTCCATCCTGACGTACACGTCCACCATGACCCCACATTAAGTAAGTCTCAATATCTTTAGCAATCTTAGACAAGTGAGCAGCTTCCAAGTTAGTAACAAAAGTACGGCTCAATGAACCATTCTCCATGCTACGCTTAACTGCATCTTTACCCATCTTAGAAACCATATCTTCCAAGCTAGTAATAGAAGGATCCATACTCTGATCCATGTTACGCCAGATCTCAGTTACAGGAACTGTACCATCTGCACGCATACCACCTTTCATCATCATATCTGCACGTGAAGAAATGCTGTAGTGTACGTGAGCTTCTGCACCACCTACGTAGTTGTAGAACTCACGGAAACCAGTTGATACATCACCAATGTCAGAGAAACGCTCACCGTATTCACCTCTAGCAGAACCTTTACGGAAGAACTTAGTACCTGCAGCCAAGTACTTGTTGTCCAAGAATTTCAAGTCGTCATTGTTAACCAACTGTACAGTGTAGATGAATCCGTCACCTGAAGGAAGAATATCTTCTGCAGTTACGTATAATTCAGCTCCGTTGTACTTGTCGTAAGTAATGATGTCACCGTGACCAAATGCACGCTTGTTTACCTTAATTTTAAAGGTAGTGCCATCAACACCTTTACGCTCATTGCTTGCTTCAATGTCTTCAGTGATGTAAGGAAGATCCTGTACTACAGGTACTTGCCATTTGTACTCACCACGAGCATTATCAACAGTGATGGTATTTTTACCACCAAAAGATGCCATTTGGTATAGTGGCATTTCAACCTTTTGAGCCATAGCCCAAAGGTCTACAGGGCCCATATCAGTTGGTTCTGCACTACCTAGCATATTTGCCAAGTGATAAGAATCAACATGAGATGACGCCTTGTAAGAAGTATCTCTCAAAAAGATACCATTGTTCAAAACAGGAGTTGCCATGTTTATCTAAATTTAGGATTAGTAATTATTGTTAAAATCTTTTAAATATGTTAGTTGGTCTAGGAATACCTCTAGACTTTCTAATTTCTTTTTCTTCAGCTACACTTGAAGATTGACGTTTGCTTTGTTCAGTCTTCAATTGTCTTACAGTCTTCTCAACAGTTTCTGCTTTAGCTCCTTCTTTAATCTTACTATGGTAACCATCTCTATCAGATAGCAACCAAAGAGCTTCAGCAATTAACTCATGATTAGGCTCTACGTATTGATACTTTTCTAGCAAGTGACCCAGCATGTTAGTCTGTCTACCAGATACTGACTGATAATTAGGCTCTACTAGACCTTGGTATAATGTTGCTTGAGTTTTCTTATCAAGTTTAATACCGCCAAGCTCACCAGCTTTTAAAGTCTCATATACATTCTCCATATAGTTATTAGCGGCTTCAGCTTGTCTTTGCTTACGCTCCTCTTGTTCAGCAACTCTCTGCTGTACAATTTTTTCTTGCATTCTGTCCAACTTAGGTTTGAACTTATTTGCAAGCTGTTCTAGCCTACCAATATCTTTATAGGATTCAATCTCTTCTTGAATTTCTTCTGCATCACCAAAACCAGTAGCTGAAAGATATTCTCTTACAATTACCTCTTGATCTTGTTCTACAGTAGGGTCTAATGATCTGGATTGTTCTACCTGCGCTAGTGCACTAAATAGTCCTTTAAGATCTTGACCGCCATTTGCTACATATTTAGCAGCATACTGAAGTTCTTCTGGCAATGATTGAAAAAATTCTTGAGGTGTTTCTTCTCTTAGCTTACGTTCTCTTTCTTGGAAGTTAGCTTCAATTAGTTCTTGAAAGTCTTTAGCTGTATATTCTTCAATTGGCTTATCATCTTCAAATGGAATTAACTTCTCATCTTCAATAAGCTTTGTAAATACATCAGCTACACCTTCAATCTTTTTACGACCTCTTTTCTTTTTAGGCTCATTATCTTCATCATCTTCATCAGATGACTCAACTTCATTTACTAAATCATCAAAAGATTCTTTTGACTCTTTAGCTTCAGGCTCTTCAGAAGAGTCTTCTACAGCTTCTGCTACAGGCTCATCTTCATCTTCACCATCAAGAAAAGACAAATCTGTCTTCTTATTTGAAAGAACGTTTGCAGTTTTATCTGCCTCTTCAGTAGGTACTGTTACAGACTCTGCACCAGGCATACCAAAGATTTCATCTAAGTCTACATCTACTTGCGTAACATTTGTAGACTCCTCTACGGGTGTGGTTTTTTCTTCACTCATAATTTTGTTGGTTTTCTCTCACTATTAATATACAAATCTCCTTGGAATAAACCTTGGAGATTTGTAAAAACGTTATATAAAAAATGTGATTTTGAACAGTATATAGCTAAGACCTATTCTTCTTTCTTATTAGATTTTCTGTTTGCAGAAAGATCATACTTATTTTTATTCTCTCTAGCAATCTCTAACTGGGTATTTGCAATACGTTCTTTAGATTGAAACTCTTCTCTTTTCAAAGCAATATTCTGTTGCTGTATTGCTTTTTTATTGTTTTCAGCTTCTCTCTTTAATTCTGTCTGAGCTTGATATCTTTCAGTTTCTCTGATTTCTTTCAAAGCATCTTGATAATCTGAAACTTCATTTTTATTGATATCTTGCATTGCACCATATCCAGCTGCTCTAATTTCAGCTTGAATCAATCTGTTTTGACGATCCTTATCATTTTGATCAGCCTCAAACTGTCTAGCCATTTCTTTTTCTTGAGCTTCTGCTTGAAGTCTTTGTTGCTCCATTTGCATAGCTTGCTGCTGTTGCTCTTGACGTTGTTGAATTTGCTTTTGCTCAGCATCTTTCATAATATCAGTAACTTCAGCAATACTATCTGATTTAATAATATTACCAAGGTCATAAATACTAGCACCAGTAGTATTATTAGTAAGAGCCATTTGCTTAAGCTGTTCAAGAATTCTTCTATGATTAGCTTTAGTAGTACAGAAAATGTTAAAGTCTCTTAGCAATAAATCTCTACCATTAATACTAAAGTTTATTTTTTCATCATTAGATGTAATATACTGAAGTCTAACAGAAGGATTATTACTATGATAATATTGAGCCAAGTCTGTACGCATTTGATGTACTCTAGGCATTAGATGATCAGAATGCTGAATAAAGTATGATTCAGTCTGAGCATAAGAACTCTCTAAGGATGCTTGTACACCTGTAGCAGTTTGTTGTTCCATAGCACCACCTAAACGCTGTGCATTTACACCAATAGATTCAAATGCTTGATTCTTAAAGTAGTTAGCAAGTTGAGTTCTAGAAAGCAATCTATTAGTCTGCTCTAGATTTAACACCTGATAGTGCTGGAAGTTAAGAGCATTCTCTGTATTAGTAATAGATGTATCAAGAGGAAGCATTTGGAAGTCCTTCATTGCTACATATGCTTTAGCCAAATTATTCTTACCCCAGTCTTCCCCTAGTGAGTGACGAGGAATAGCATTTTGGTCAAGCATAATTACTGTACCTAATTCATCTACAAGAATATCAGCAATCTGATTGTTTACAATATTATATCCAATTTGATATGGCTTCATCAAATCTACTAGAGATACAGATTTTGTATTTCTATCAGAGAATACAGCACCTTCTACAGGTAGCTTACAACCATATAATGTTTGATCCCCTTTAAATTGGAATTTAAGTCTTCCTGGTTCAGGTCTATCAATACCCAAGTAGATAGCTTCAATACCATCTGGTGAAGTCATACCCCAATATGTAGGATGATTAGGTCCAATTTTAACACCACCCCAAACTTCATTAATCCAAATCCAATCAATATGATCACCAAAGATTACATTCTCTTTAGTTTTCTGCTTAGATGATGTAGTATTATATAAAGGTTTATCAACTACAGTATAGTTATCAGTAACAATATCTTGAATAACAGTACCATCTTCTAAAACCTTTGTAAGATGCCCCACACGTCTTTGAGTTTTCCAATATACAGTAGAAACTCTTAACATGAATGTATTACCAAAATCAAACAAGTCTTCTGACTCACCAAGAATCCAATCTACAATATCACCACCAGCACCTAAACCTAGTTCAGTATGTGCCATAAATTGACGGTAACCTAAAGAACCGTTTTCAATACTATTCCATTCTGGAGATCTAGTACCATCATAAAAAGATCCATCATTAGGAATACCTGGAATAGCATAACCTGCAGAACGTGCAGGATAAACTTCTTCTAGTTCTTTAATTTGATCCTCTGTCATTAAGTAACCATACTTATCAATGACATCAGCAACCGTCATCATATCTGATTTACCAACCCAGTTAGCTTGTGAGATATAACGCACATCTGGAGACTTATGATAGAATGTAAGAACAGGATTCCACAGTTCAATATCATAATCATCTTCTCCCATACGGAAATGCCAGAACTCTCTATCTGTAATGAGCATATCTTTAAATGCACGTTCTTCAAGCTCATACATTTTAAAACGCTCTTCATCTACTTTAGTCTGATGCATTGCCCATTCTTCTACCATAGATCTATAATCTTTACGGAAGAAGTCTTCAATTTCTGGAAGAGTTTTAAGATTTTGTTTAGAAAGCATTTGCTGAATTTCAGGATTCTGAAAATCTGCACCCTGCTGAGCTAACTTAGTAAGAATCTTAGAAGCTGCATCAGCTAATAAAGTTTCTTCTATCATTGCTCTTTTCTGCTCTAAGAGCTCATTATAAGAAGTATCATCTACTGCACGAAAAGTAACTCTTGCATACTTAGATGCAAACTCCCCCATAAGAACATTGATAACATTTGGGATAATTGGGTAGAATTTGAGTTCTAATGCAGATACATCTTCTTGGGTCAATTGGTCTACTAAATCAGCATAAAGGTTATCTTCTTCTACAATGTAGTCAGTTTTATCAATGATACCTTTAGCCAGCTTATAGTTCTTAAGCAAACGTCTAGAGTTTCTCTTAAGTTGCTTCTGACCTTGTACTTCAATCCAGTCTATGTTCCATGCAGCCCACTCCTTATCTTTCTTCTTTTCTGGAAGAAATTGTGTAGGCTGTTCAAGGGTGCCCATTTTATTTTTCTCTACCCTTGCACCGGCCTTAGCCTGCATTGCATTTATAATCTTAGGCATGTTATCTTATATTTTTAAAAGCGGAACGCTTTCCTTTACCTCCCATAATACCTTTACCTTTCCCTCCAATATGTCTAAAGGGACTCATATTTAATTTAGTCATTTTCTGCGTATTATCCAATTTTACAGATGACTCATTATCAACTCTTTTAGCGTAACCTCTATTAGCTTGCTGTACTTTTGCAAATCCTATCAATGCTGCAAATGATACAAGTCTATCCACGTTAACACCAGGCTGATATGCCTGCATCTCTTTCATAAGCATGATGTCAGGTATACGTTCAACACCAAAGGTTCTTTTTAATATAGTACCATCGGTGTCAGTTTCAATATCTATTTCTTCTTTTAAATACTCAATTGCATAGTTAATTAAGTGAGACTTAAACAGTGTACCAGTATTTTTCCAACCATACTCAGCATATACACTTCTATTACTACCTAAGTCTTTAAGAAACAGAACCTGATCTTTAGGTACTAACCATTTTTGTTTACGCTTTGCAATCATGTATTGAATAAATAAAGATACGTTATTCTCTACTAGTGTCCAGGCTTTATAATATTCAATAATTTTTTCTAACTGCTCGTGTGTCTTATTAATATCATCATATCTACCACACCATGCAGCCACAATGCCATCACCTTCTACAAAGCTCTTAGGTCCCTCGTCAGTAATCTTTGTTACCTCTACTGGATTCTTATATACATAGATACTACAAAGTGACTCAGAAGTGGTTGTTTTACCTTCTCCAACAGGATCCACACTTGCATAGTACATTCCAAACTCAGGCTTATCTACAGGTCTTTCATAAACACATAGTACACCTGTTTTATCTTCTTGACGTTTATCTACAGGAAATGTATTAATAGGCTGCTTTCTGCTTTTATGAGCTATAACATCTGTACCATTCTCTGTCCACTCTAGTTCTAAGTATTCTACTGGATACTCTTTATCTTCAATACGTTGTGTTTGTGAAGAGATAAGGTTTTGAGGGAAGAGTGACTCTTTACGATAAGCAAACGCCTCTGCAATATTTGTTGGTTTTTGAGAAATTCTCAATTGATATTGCTCAGGACTTAAATCTCTTTTCCATGTTGCTCTCTCTTCCTGAATAGCTTTTAATGATTCTTCTACTAATGAGTTACCCCACTCATCAATAAAAGGCGGCATTGACCACTGTTCAGGTATAAAGAGTCCCACTTCACCTCTACTACCTTTTTCATCTAGCAGGTTGGTTTGTACTGCGTAGATGTCATTTGATTTTGGATTAAGTACCATTTGTTTCAGCGGCTCACACTGATCCAAATCACCCACTGATCCTGCTGCAATGAACATACCAGTAGTTATTTGACCTGACGACATTGCAGGTCTTATGTATTCATATGTCTGATCCATCTTAGGAGCAATACCTGCTTCCTCATGAAAGAAATAAGTTACAGGACCCCCTACACCTTTGGTTGCATTCTTTTCAAAAGACATACCCTGTATCTTAGACATCAGACCTTTATTAGTCTTTCTACCATTTATAGATACTTCAATTTTTTGCTCCCAAAGTAGCGTCTTATCTGGGTTTGCTGGTCTATACCAAGCAGTATGTTCATTCAAAAAGTTCTTATATTCATCTAAGAATTTCCAAGTACCTTCATCATTCACATAAGATTTCAAAGAAGCTCCCATCTTAAGGATGGCACCCTCTTCAAACCAATAAGTATTTATTAGTTTACCTGCATGAAAATATGACGATGCTATCTGACGTTTTTTCAGAATAGCAGAATGTTTGTAATTAGCTTCTGCCAACCATTCATATAAGGCCATGTGATACTGAGCATCTCTAACCTTAGCAAAGCCATACTTCTTTTCTTCTTTATCATAGATTGGTAAGAAATTTAACCACATGTAATAGTCTCTAGTAAGATACCATGTGTCATTTGTCCCCTTTACTATAATACCATTTCTGCATTTATTTTTCTGATCATCCCAATATGCAATAAATTCTTTTGACATAAACGGAGCAGTACAATAAACTCCATATTTATTGAATTTACTGGCTTCAGAGTTAAACACTTCAGTCTCTTCAGTAAAATTATATAGCCCAGGTTCTTTAAAAAGTTCAGTTATAAACTTGACAAGTTCATTTTTATGTCCGAACTTTACCTCAGACCAGCTTTGGTCCTTACTATTATAACAAGGGATTAAGATATCAGACATCACATTTGATCATATGATAGATTTTGACCACCTCTAACAGATGACTTCTGCTCTTCTTGAAGATCTGAATAAGCTCCTTTAAAAGAATTTCTAATCTGTTCAAATTTAGCAGCTGCATTTACTATCTGATTAATATTCCCATCCCTTCCATGTTCTATAGGAGTTTTGATCATATAATCCGCTAGACGATCTAGCATAGAAGCAATACCTTTATAAGCTCTATAGGTAGGTGTCTCATACATAAGGGCACAATTCTTAACCGCCTCTTTTATAGAGAGATCTTCAGGATCAAATTCAGAAAACTCTTCTCCTGTCCGTAACTCCCTAAGAATCAGTTCCTCCTTATCCCTATCAGGAATATTAAAGAAAGGATTCATATCAGGATTAGGACAAGTCATATAAAATATATAAGCATATACATCCAGATGATCTTCAGGATATTCTTCTCTAATCACTTTTAAGAAGTTAAGAGTATAAGAATGTTCTGACGGAATAACTGTCCCATTCTGAATATCAAATAGTTTTACTAGCATTCTTGATTTTCTTTTAAATGTTTCAAAATGTTTGCCACCTCTTCTTTTAGATATGGTAGTTCGTAGTAAACTATATCTTCAATAACAGGATCTCCTTGAGGAGTACGGGCATAAATAGGGTACCCATTTGCGTCTTCCTCTTCTTTCTTAAACTTGACATGCTGTATAACTAGATTGCCAGGTTTAAGACGTCTATTATGCTTTAAGATAATATACATGTAAAGGGATAACTGTAAATTATAATGGTTTAAATTACAATCATCAAGGTGTGCTACAGGGGCTAACATCTTTTTAGATACACCTTCCCAGTTTACATAAGACTTGCTCTTAATCTCTTTGTTTGTTTTGTAATCTGTAATATGTACATACCCATTTACAACTTCTACTAAATCTGACTGACCTGAAACGCCTGCAGATTTAAGATATACAAGTAGCTCTGGATATACACCATCTGTTAGTTTTTGAGATGGAGCAAACTTTTTATGACCTTCTATAATAGGTCTTACTATAGGTACTTCCTTGCCGTAACGTTCAATAGTACTGAACTCAAGGAGATCACTTTCACGTTGGTTATGGTACCAATTACCTAATTCCATAGCTCTTTCTCCTTCTGCATCCCAGATTGATTTAATCTGATCAGGAGTTTTACCAAACCATTTAGACTTAGGACTTTTAGATACCTTTTCTGCAACACCGTCTCTATCAAAAGGTTGCTTAAATTTAGAAATGACAGATGTAGTGCTAGTCCAAATGATTGGCTCGCCATCTATACTTTCATATTTGTGGTTCTCTTCTGTAAATACTACAGACATAACTTACCATTTTCCTTCTGGACACGTGTCCCCAACGCTGCGTGTCTTAAATTCTAATGAGCATCCACAGCTACCGCAACAGGGTTGGGTACCAGGAGCAAAGCATTTAGTACCCTTTAAGTCTATAAGAGGACACTCCTTGCAAATACTCATTCTTACTTCAGCTATCTTTTCTACATGATCAGTTTTAACCATATAGTTTTTAATACCTTCTAAGATTCTATGTCTTTTAGACCAAACCTCTTTAAGAATCCTTACTGTTTTCTTTATTGAATTCATTCTTATTGGTATTAAGTTTTTCAAACTTTTCTTCTAGTGCTTTGAGCTTAACTAAATCTGTACTATTTTTTCTAAAAGAGTCATACTTAGTAAACTCATGAGGATTAAGCTTAGTCAAAAGATTTTCCTTATCCTGGATCAACTTTCTAACTTTCGCTCTCCTGGCTTTAAAAGTACCTAGCTTAGGTATTAGTATACTTGTATCCTCTAATGACGACAGAGCCCTTCTAACACGGCTGTAAAAGAAGCTTATTGCGTCTGATACAAGTTCTTCATTCCAGTTATTCTCTTCTACAAGCTTACTGGTTATCTCTTTGTACTTCTTCGGCTTCAACTGCAACAAATTTAAAATCTAACAATACAGTTCCGTTGACCTGTATATTCAGCGTATCATTCAAACGAATGGTTTTACGACCTTTTCCTTGTTTAACAAGCAGGTTCTTCTTCTCTGCTTTATTAATAGCGTTACGTGCTGACTGAGGAGTCTTAAATATCTTAAGCTCTGCAACTCTATTACAAAAAGAAGTAAGCTCTTCTTGCTCTGATAAACCTAATTCAGTAAGACATCTAAGATCTGACTCACTAACTTGGATGTTATTCAGAAAGCAATGAGTCAAAATTTGGTATTTAACCACATCTCTCTTATCAAGCTTTACCCTTTTATCTACCTTATTCACTAGCATTTTCAACATCTTCCTCTGATTGGGTCATTTGCAATACATATGCATCAGCTTGCAGTCTTTCTGCACGAGCTTTTGATATATCTCTAAGCAATTGTTCATATTCTAACTGCTTTGTTAGATACTCTACTTCTGTAGTATAAAACGCATGTAATTTTTCTTTACGTTCTGCGTATTCTTCTTCTGACATATTATTATCTGCCATGATTGTTGGTTTTAAGTTTACAATACTAATATACAAAATAAGTTTAAATATTTAAAATTTATTTATTACCTTGGTGGTATGGAAGAGATCTATACAGTTATTCAATCTACAGGAGTATATCCAGAATGGTTTACTACAACCACAGCTCCATTGAACCTAACACTCAACTATTATACAAAAGATGAAGTATCTTTTTATACTGATTACTTTAGTCAGCACATATAGTATAAAAGCACAAGAGTGTAGCCCATATTTTGATATTCCTAAGTATGAGCTGTCTAATAAAAAATCTGGTGGCATTGGCTATATATCATGTTTTCACGCTAGAGGTGTAGTTGCAGAAGCAGGTTATGACAAACTTTTTATAGGGTTACTTGCAATGGGTGAAGGTCATCATGGTGCTGTCTATACCTTTTTACAGTATGAATTTGCAATTCGCGAATTAAGAATCTACGGAGGCCCAGCATATAGACTAAATCATAATCCAAGCATACTTATAGGTAGAGCAGGAGTGGACTATCAGATAATCAGTTACTTATATGGGACTTTTAGTATATTGCAAGTGAATCCACAATTAAATTATGTCCACGTAGGACTTAAATTAGTAATATGACTCTAGACAAACTACAACAAGAGCGTGAATGGTTACAGCACAGACTGTATGATATTCAAAGATCCAGTGGTTTAGAAGCTCTAAAAGAAGCACTGGAAATAAAACAACACCTAGAAGAGATCAATACTCAAATAAATGCACTTAATCACAACACACCCCGTTAAAAAAAGTGATCTAGGCTTTCATGCCAATCTCTTTGGTGGCAAACTCTTAGCCTGGTTGGATGCAGCAGGGGCGGCGTATGCAATGGAGGTCTGTGACACACCCCGCATGGTTACAGTAATGATAGATAAATGCATATTTAAAAAGCCAGCTAAAGAAGGACAGCTTATAAAGATCTACGGGGAAGTAGTACACATTGGTAACTCATCCATGACAATCTACATGGAAGCACGAGCACACAACGTATACTCCGGGCAGCAGTCTGTTATACTTTGTACCAACATAAGATTTGTAAGAATAGATGAGAATGGTGATAGTATACCCATCTCAGATAGAGTAAAAGCAAAATACAATGAAAGCAAAGGAACAAAGCAATGACCTTAAGTGGCATATAAAACAATGGCAAGAGTCACGCTTCCGTATAAACACAGATATGAAGCTAATGATGTTTCATGCCAAAGAAATTAAAAGATTGCAAGATGAAAAACTGGATAGTAGAGCTGACAACTCTTAAAACCTGGGGACACTTCTCTGTACTACCTACAATACTCATAGGTTACACCCTAGATCTTAACGGCTATTACTCTCTAGAAATAGGATGGGGGAGATGGTTCCTCTCTCTAAACATAATCCCTAAAAACTACTAACATGACAGAACAAGAAATACATAAGCTCCTAGAGATCCAATATCTTAAAGGACGTATTGATGAACTACATAAAGCCATCCCCACTGTATCTAATCTAGAACGCAAACGTAAACTAGATATGCGCCTAGATAAATACTACAACAAACTTAAATCTACAGATGAGATTGCTTACCACCTCTTCCAAGTAGAAACATTTAACCGCATGCACTCCAAACGTAAAGGCATAGAAGATATCAAAGACCTTTTACAAGAAGCATATGAACATATAGAAGATCCTGTAATAAGAATTAGAATATCTGAACAACTTAACAGATACACTAAATAACATAGTCCCCACACCTCTGCCCTGTCAACTAATCCCCCCTACTTAACTGTAGCTGGGGGATTTTTTATTTCCGGGGACACAGAAACTTTATCATCATAAAAGTCATATTGAAATTTATTGTGTTTTACGTATGCTAGGTGTATAGCAGAAAACATCCCACCACAAAAAAAATAGTTGGGGTACCCCCTATGTTGTGTAGGTATCTATAACTTCTTGTAAAACTTAAACAGAATATTATGACAGTAGAACAAATGGATCAACAGATGAAGGATTTCTTAATGTTGGTAGAAGAGAACTTGCAGTCCATGGCACCAGAGAACTTTGAAAGACTGGACATCAGTGGTTTCATTGATACTTATGTAGGCACTGTGAAAGCATTAGATTTAACGGCTGAGATATTTCAGCAATAATACTTAAATACAATTATTATGACACTTATTGAATTGAAAGGATTGGATTGGTATACTTATGTAGATACTGATGGTCTTGTAAAGATGATAGACTTTGAAGCTGACTATGATGCTCCTGGTGGTAGTGTAGAAAGTT